GTGTAAAGTAAGCAAAAGGATTCTTAGATTTCTCAGGATTAAAATTATGTATATATTGCAAACAGTTTTCTATACCGTCTGATATCATCTCTTGCTTGTAAGTGTAGTTAATAAAGTTTGGTCTATATGAAAGACCGTTTGCAATCTTTAAAAAACACTCTCCAATATAATTTGTTACCTGTGGAGTTGGCTCTCCTTGTTCCTCTGCCTCTCTGCACTTTTCATTCCATTTTTTTAGTTCTTCTAGGAACTGTGCATTATTAACATAATGAACGCCTTTCTTTCTGGCCATTATTCATTGTCCTTTAGTTATGTACATTTGTACTTAATTAGTTATCTACTATACAGTATAAGGTAGGGTAATGTCAAGTGTTGACAATGCCCTAATTAATCTGTATAATTTTATATACCCAGAGGGGAGATAATACTAATGGAGTATTCTAGTATTCTTTTTTAGAAACTCTGAAGTTTCTTCTAACAGTTTTTCTAAATCTTCTTCTTTGTGCCAAGAGTCAAGTTCTTTTTGAATACGTTCTTCTAAAACTATTTCATCTAGTTCTTCATCAGTTGGATCTTCTATATCATTTGTTGAAGATGCAACCAATTTCATTCCCTTTATACTTTTTAAAACGTATTCGTAATATTTACTCATTCCCAAAGATGCTGGAACCATTGTTACTATTGTCGATTTATTAATCTGAATATTTTTTTCATCTGTAAAAGGTTGTACCCATCGAGTAAGGGATAGTCCTTCCTGTATTCCTTTTTTAGTCATGCGGCTCATAACGTCCATCTTCAGAGGTGCGACTACCTCTAAACTAAGCTCACTTCCACTTTGTTCTTTAATATTACAGATAATATCTTCACCGTTTGATAATTTTATTATTTGATAATTAGTGTTCATAGTTTTACTCTATCGATTTTGTAATTGAATTGTTCTTCGTTGTATATATTTATTCGTTCATAAAAATGATTTAGGGTGAAGTTTGTGCGACTCTTGTATGTGAGGTCATCGGAGATATCAAAGAGCTTAACGGCACGTTTACTTTCAGTTTTACGCAACCCTCGTCCAAGCGATTGGAGCACTCTAATCTTAGATTTACTTGGACTTGCGAACACGATGTTGTGCAAGTTCCTAATATTAACACCAGTACTAAATGTACCATATGACGCAACAATAATAGCGTTCTTCTCATTCTCTGTAATCGCACGAATGTTTTCCCTTGTCTCTGCGTTTGTACCTCCGTAGACAAAGAAAACCTGTCTATCAAAGTTTTTCATTTCATCGTATAAATGTTTGCCGTGTTTTAAAACCAGTTGAAACAAACAAAGTGTGTTTCCTTCCAGATTATCGCTAAGGTTAATAATAAAATTATTACGCCTGTTGTTCCCCACCAAGTAATTGATTTCTTCAGCATAGCTAGACCCCTTTAAATTTTTACTTTCTTCTTCAGTGTGTTTCAAAACGATACATTTTATTTCTAAGTCAGCAAGTGTTCCACTTTCTATCAGTTCTTTTGTTGTGGTTACTCTCTGTACAGAACCAAACAACCCTTCTAAAATAAGACGGTGTGTTTGTGTGTCATCTAAAGTTCCTGTCAATCCGAATCTATATTTACACAAATCAAGTTTTGTCAAGATACCTGTAAGAGACTTTGCTTTGAATAGATGAGCCTCATCTCCAATCACACAACCAAACTGTTTAAAGTATGGTTTCTTCATTTTATATAAAGACTGCCATGTAGATATGTAGACAGACTTTGAACTGTCCCTTTCATGACCAGCATAGATGCGATGTAAAAAATCATCACTCCAACCGTAGTCAATAAAATCAGAATACATTTGTTCTACCAGTGATGTGGTAGGGACAAGTATCAATATTTTTTGTTCTCCTAGTAAGATGTCATAGTATCTTACCAGTGAGTAAATAATTAATGATTTACCAGAAGCGGTAGGGCTAAGAAATAAACCACGATGCTTTCGTATTGCTGAATGTACGGCATCAACCTGATAATCACGAAGTTCCAAAAGTTTTCCGTTGGAAGTGGGCCTGAGAGATTTGATAAAGTTCTCTGCCGCACTTTTCTGTAAATTGAGCTTCTCATCTTTTAAGTTACCCTCTACTATATATTCTATTTCGTTAGTCTCACAAAACTGTTCTACATAATTTAACAGTCCAAAATAAATTTTTCCTGTCTGTGCAGAGAACAATCGTATCTTACCGTCCCAAATTTTGTTACGGTATGCGGGCATGAACCGAGCGCCTGGCACTTCAAACGTAAAATAGTCTGACAGTTCTCTTGCGAGTCCAGAATCAGTTTCAACTTTTAGATAGACTTCATTGAGTTTAGATATGTGCATTTTGTAAAGTATTTGGTTCACCGTAATCACCTCTGATGATTACATTCCATGATACGCTGACCCTTTCTCCACTTGTGGGTGGAACCCAATGCATCAACCAAGACGGAAATATAAAACCTTTACCCTCGACAGAATCAAATTGAACCATACTAGAGTTATTCCAGTTTGGTCTGTTTCTTGGTTTGAACACCGATGCTTGCGGTCTGGGATCAAAAAATTGTATGGGTGCAGTTTGGTCAGAAGCTCTCAGGTAATAGACACCTGAGAATATATTATTTGAATGTGTATGTGGTGGGTGACTTTCTTTTTCACTCAATAGATTGCCCCACATATTTGTTATTTCAATATCCTCAAAAAAATATTGATTGATATGTAATATTTCTTTGGTACATTCTTTTACTATTTTTGTAAAAGAAAGAAATGCGAGATGTTCATGCAAATTATTATCAGGGTTTTCAAAGTCAAGAATGTTCAACATATTTGCATGATTTTGTTTTGACAGTCCACCATCAAACTCGTACACCATTGTTGGAAAACAGCTGTATGATTTTACATTAACCATGATACTACGCTCCATCTTGTACCGTACTCTATTTTATTTACCTTGTGTGGAAACATAAAATTAGACGGAAAAATAATTGCAGAACCTTTTTCGGTTTTATACTCGTTGTCTGCGACAACAAACTCACCACCCTCATAGTCCTCGTTCAAAAAAAGTAACACCGACAAATGAGGATAACCATACTGTTGGCCATGCGAGTGATGAATGTTGTCTATGTGTTCCGACATATATCCACCACTAGTATATCGGTTTACTCTGAAGTCTGTATATCTTTGACAGACAACATTGTGAACCTTTTGATACATACTAAGAACCTTGAGTGTGTATTCTTTCATTTCCTCGTAGTATCTATCTTCACCGAACCGAAACCACACATCGTCCATATATACCCTCTGAGCACTCCTAGAACTCTCGCCAGCGTGCGTAGAATATTTAGATGGAGATAACTCCTTACTTTCTACAGTATAATCAATAATGTCATTACAAAGTTCGTTGGGTACTACATCCTCATAGTAACCAATCCACTTACCAAGAAAAACGCTCATATCATTCCAGATTCAAACTGTCTCCAACTGATTGCGTTCTTAATATCCCATCCTCGACTACTAATTGACCTGAGAACACCGTCAATATATTTTACCACAGTTTCTAGATATGCAATTTTGTGTTCTATTTTGATTATATCCTCATCAGATTCTATGTAAACGTGTAAGTCTGTTTTGAGAACTTTTAAATCAAATGGTTTGGTTGCATAAATTTTTGCATCAGCTTTACCACCATAGTATTCCCATTTCTCACGATACAAAACTTTGTAGTCACCTTTCGCACGATACAGTAAAAGTTCAAAGTTTGTTTTGTGATCAAGATACTTTGAATAAAGTTCTTGGTTTTTAAAAGATTCAGTGTCTAGTCGTTCATCATTAAGTATTGCCAAGTCGTTCTTGACTTGTTCCTTCAAATCATCAAGTGTCATAAAGTCTCCATTATAATGTTACAAAATCATAAATCTTGTAACTAAAATCTGCCGTTACAGTTATATATTCGACATCTGTGGCAGTCTGTGTAAAATCCAAAGCTCCGAGTGCAACAGGGTATATGTCTTGGAATCGAACCTCTACCACTGGATTGTTTTTATTCGTGAGTATGGTAAGGATTGCATCGCCAAACATTCCTCTCGCAGATGTTGCTGGTTGTACATCACCAATATCATCACTTGTTCCTTGAGTTGCAATCGGTGTACTGGCAGTTGAAGATCTAAAAGTAGAAAATTGGTTTCTATTTTTAGGAAACCCAATCGCAGTTAACCAATTATGCAATTCAATATAATTTTCTAAATTTTCATCCACGATAAAAGATATAGAAAGATTATCATAGGTAAGTGTGTCACCCATCACTGGTATTTCTTTGTATGGTGTTGGAAAGACTGCCTCACCTAAATTTATTGCAGGCACGTTTGCAGCTGTACAGAAAAATTCAACCTTCGGTAACTGATGAATATTAAATTTAAACTGCGTTGGACTTAGATAATCTAAATTATCTGGTTGTCGGGATAATGGTGATGTCGATGTTGCCATATAGCTATTTATAAGGAAAGGGGGAGAACATATCCCCCCCGTTCTTTCTAATAATACTTATCCCAAACAGTATACTCTAGATAATATTTTTTACCATCTAGAATTATATACGAATTTGGGGGATAATCACTGTTACAACTAGCCATGACACCATCTCCTTTTTACTTGAGATGCGTTCCTTCAGCGTACTACACTTACTTCCGTTCACAATTAAGTGAATGAACGATGTTGTAGTCTTTTGACCCATGACTTATGGAGCATCGAATGATGCGTATTATTTATACAAAAAAAAGGGGTCTTGCGACCCCTTGTGAATTTATCGGTTCATAATGTACATGGTAACTTCAAATCCGAAACGAATGTCTTTATAACTAGGTTTTTCCCAAGACATAGTACTTCTCCTTTTAGAAAAAAAAGGGGAACAAAATGTTCCCCTTTTACATCAAGGCGGTTGGTTAACCAACTCTTATTATTACATAAGGTTTGTAACTTTGACCTTCCTGTAGTACTTGTTAGTTGCACTCGTAATCGAGATTGCACCTTCAGCAGTTGCAGCAACTGTACCAGTATGGAAAGGATTAGCAGCAATACCATATCGGGTCTTGAAGCCAATCTTCGGTTGGAAAGTATGTTCTCCAACTGCACGAACCATTTGTAACGGAACGTATGGGCAGTAGAACATTCCAGCGTCATACGGTGAAGTACCTTTGTACCCTACAATGTAGTACTGAGAAGCAGCTACGTTTGCAGCGTAAGGGTCAACATACACTTTGTAGCGTCCATTTAGAACACCAGCAAATGTTGTAGTTGTGTCATCCACGTTTAGACCAGTGGAAAGGGCAGGAGTGTAATCCAACTGTCCAGCCATTTGCAATGCAGATGCAACGTCAGCAGAACATAGGATTATGTTACCTTTCCCTCTACGAGTTTGTTGACCGATTGCGTTAGCATCTCGTTCAATCGCAAAGAGAAGTCCCTTGAATTTTTCAACAGACCATCGACCGTTTGAGTCAGTGTCTAAGTCGAAGATACCAGCAGTCGTTGTATTGACTTGAGCACCTTTGACGGCAGTAACATAAATGTTACGAACAACTTCTCGGTTGATTTCTGCAAGTATTTCAGCAGACAGAATATTTGCAAGTTCTGTTTCTGCGTCAAGACCATGAATTGCTTTAAGGTCTTGTGCAAGTTCCATAGAATATTCTGCTTTAAGAGCTCTTGTTACCGCAGTAACAGTATGTTTCTCTATACTGAACGCCATTTCTCCGAATACGTTAGTACTAGAGTTATCACCCAATGCTTCACCCTGAGCAGCAGTCATACCTGTTGCACTTGTGTATGTTCCAGCAGAAGGACTATCGTTAAGAACAGCAGGGTTAGTTTCTGTAGAACCAATATCCCCACCACCGATAGTTCCAGCAGCGTTCTGGTTAGATATATCAGGAAATGCTTCGTCAGCAAGCGCTTCTGCACCAGTTTGAGAACTGAAACGTGAACGCATTGCGAAGATAAGTCCTGTTGGGCCAGTCATTGGCTGAACACCGCATATATCATATGCGATTAGGTTCGGCATTGAACGTCTGACCAGTGAAATTAGAATTGGATCCCAATTATCGACTGAACTTCCTGTTGAGTTTGTTGGTGCTGCTTCTGAAAGAAACGCACGATCTTCCCTGAGAGCCTTTTCTTGGTTCTCAAGAATTACTGTAGTGACTGCCCGCTTGTAACTATCCTCAATCTCTGGGAGATCGGGATGTTGAAGGACTGGCTGCCACTTTTCTTGTAGATGTTCTGATTGAAACATTAGAGCTTCTCCTTATTATTTTTCTACTTTTATTTATAAATTAACTTTTTTGCACTATTTGACCGTTCTACCTATGGCAGACATATACGCATCCATAGATGGAGTTAGATCAATGTCCTGTGCGGTGCCAGTGTCTACATCATCAACTGTTTCAGTCGCTTCTGTTATCGATCCTTTTGGAAAATAACTTTCTTTCAAAGTACCTAACTTTTCACGATAAGATTCTTCGTCAGAATAATCCACATCGTCTACCAACGACTTAAACTTTTCAATTTCTGTATCAGCCAAATCTTCAGAAACCTCAGATATGACTTGTTCCTTAACCAGTGTAGCATTATTATCCTTCAATGATACATTCTTCTCGATTGTTTCACTGAGTTTGCCTTCTAGTTCAGAAATTTTTTCAGATTGTGCTTCTAGCACATCATATTTTTCATCTGGAATATCAATGTAGTGATCTTCAAATAGTTGTTTCAAACCAGAAATGAAATCTTCTGCAATCTCACCTTTTAATCCACGTTCAATTGCGAGTTCATTTTCCTTCATCCATTCTTCTGTAACATAGTTGAGATATGTATCGACTTTATCAGTCATCTCTTCTGTTGCAGATTCTACACCTTCTTTCAGTTTTACTTCGTATTCGTTTTCGAGTCTTTCGATCTCTGTACGAATCTTAGATTTAACCGCAGCTTCAAACACTGTTGCAGCCTTACGTTTAAATTCTTCGGATAAGTCACCTTCACCATTTACGAGTGCTTCAACGTGTTCTGCAACGTCTACTTCCTTAACTCGTTGTTCGATGGCTTCCTTCTTGACTTCATCCATATCTTCTTCTTCGTCATCGTCATGTGCAGCATTTTTCATGTACATAGCATAAAGATTTTTCTTTTCAGTAGCACTCATTTTCTTCATCGCTTTTAACATCATCTCTTGTGCTTCTTTACCATTTTTTGGCATTTCTTCTTCAACTTCTTTTTCTTCTTCGTCATCTTCATGTTCTGCTTCTGCCATAACTTGACCATCGTGATCTATTTCATCACCAGCAGCAAGTTTATCCATCTTGTCGGGTTTTCCTTCACCCTTCTGCGGTGATTGACCACCAACTTCTTTTGCTTTAGCTGCAACTTTCTTTGCAGGCGCATCTTTTTGTTCTGGGTCTACTACTGCTTTGCCTGTGTCTTGGACTTCACCGTCTACTTTGTCCATTTTTTCAGCAGGAACAGCACCCTTTTTAGGAGCATCTTGACCATTGGCCTCTTCAAGTTCTAATTCTGCGAGAACTTCAGCTTCCAGCTCCTCAATTGATTTATCTAATTCGTTGTCCGCCATGGGGATTTCTCCTTATATTTCTATTAACGATTATTTATAAATTATAACATTTTGAGGAACTTTGCAAACTCCAAAGCATCCTCTTTTGCGTGTTTAGACCGAACTCTTTGTTCAACTCGTCCTTTCATACGCACTAGTTCGGCCTCTACAAGAGATCCATGATTCCAAACCCACTCTTTTCCTTCCATCATCCCTTCGACAAATGCGTTGGGTGCGGAAGGATCTGCAACAATGTCTGCCGCAGTTGCAAGATAGAAATCACTTCTAACGTAGTTCGCACCATTCTTTTGATCCAAACTACCCATTCCTCTAGAGGACACGCCTAATTTTGCACCTTCGTCCATGAGATTTTTTACAATCTCACCCATAGGTGTTTTCAGTATCTTTGCTTCACCGATGAAGTTCTTTCCATCGGGATATAATGCAGTAATTAAATGTGATGCACGTTCTAGATTTACCGTTGGGCCATCTGGGTGTCCCAACTCACCAAACGCACGTTTCTCGTTGATATACTCTTTGTTATATCTCTTAACTTCTTTCTGCAATACTTCCATTGG